TTAGGCGACGGCATCCAGCAGCTTGGTCGCCAGTTGCGACCCGGCCTGGACGACGGCGAGATTGGCGGCGAATTCGAGGCGTGCGCCGGCCTGGTCGACGCTCTCCCGAACGAGGTCGACATCAGGGAAAGCCACCAGCCCCTCGGCATTCGTCGCCGGATCGTCCGGCGCATCGGCTGCAAGAGAGCTTTCGCGGGCCTGGACTCGGACCGCGACGCCGCCGCCCGGCGCTTCGCTCTGCTCGACCCGCAGCGGCCGATAGGTGCCCGACGCCCCCGTTCCGTCATCCAGGGGTCCCGCATCGAGCATGTTGGCGACATTGCTCGCCGAGGCCTGCAGCCGGTCGTCGGCCGCGAGCATGCCGGAGGTGGCGATCGAAAGCGCTGATATCACGGCGGCCTCACACGAGCTTGTCGACGAGGAGGCCGGTGCCCGGCGCCGGAGCCGGCCGCCGCTCGGCCTCGGCATAGGTCCTGGCCGCCTTCTCGGGCAATGGCCGATCTTCACGCAGCTGCTTCATCACCCGGCGATCGGCCGCGGCGAAGGACGTGGAGGACGCGGAACTGGTGGGGGCGACGGCCATGCGGGCTCGGCTGACAGGTCCAACCCACAGGATCGCACCGCATCCCTGCGGCGCCGTTGCGAAAATCACTCGGATTTTCACGATCGGCGCCCAGGGCGAGCCCGGCCGCGCCAAGCGAAAAAACGCCCCCCTCGTTGACGCCGGCGGGCTCCGTTGGCAAAATCTGACTGTGCGGTGTTGCGCCTGAGACGCCGCTTCTCAGAGGCGGATCGAGATCGGCAAGACGTTGCCATCCGAATGGCGGCCGTTGCAGACGGCGATCCGGCCGGCGCCTCGCCCATGACGATGCCGCGCTTCACCAGCCCCACCCGGACCGTTGGACGTCGTCCTCGATGAACGGCGGCAGGCCGGGCACGTCGCGGTAGAAGACCGCCATGTCGGCGGTGCAGGCGACGATCCAGGCCGGCTCGAACGCCACGAGCCGTCTGCCGTTGGCCGCCACGGCCAAGCCCGCGCGATTTCCAGTGGCAAGCGCCGGTCCGTCGCGGACGAAACACATCAAAGAAGGTCCTGCATGAGCAATCCCCACGCGGCCGCGGCGTTCGCCCGGCCGGAGGCTGCTGCCATCCGCGCAGTCGCCGCCGGCACCGCCACACCCGAGCAGCAGCGCCTCGCCGTCGCGGCGATCGGCCAGAAGGCGTGCCTGATCGACGAGATTTCCTACGTGCCCGGCGGGCCGGATGCCGAACGCGCCACGGTCTTCGCCGAGGGACGGCGCTTCGTCGGCATGCAGATCCGCCGCGCCATCCGCCTGCCCATCGAGCAATTCCCAGAGGTCGACCATGGCTGACGACACCGCGCCCCTCTCCACCGATCCGCAGGACGCAGCGGACCCCGCACGCCCCGTGCTGGCCGCCGGCACGCCGCCGGCCGACGGTGCCGGCATCCCGGACCAGCCTGCCGCACCCGCCGGCGAAGGCGAACGGACGGCACCGGACTTTCCCGAAGACTGGCGCGAGCGGGTGGCCGAGGGCGACGAGGACCTCGCCCGGCTGATGAAGCGCTTCGGCAGCGTCAAGGCCGTGGCCCGTGCCCTGAAGGAGACACGGGCGCAGCTCTCCCGGGGCGTCGGGGCGCCGCTCCCCGAGGATGCGGGCGAAGAGGAGAAGGCGGCGTGGCGCCGGGCCCGCGGCGTGCCCGATACGCCGCAGGCCTATGACATCGCCCCGCCGGTGGGCCTGGACTGGACGGAGGCGGACAAGGCCTATCTCGAGGCCTTCACCACCTTCGCCCATGCCAAGCACTGGTCGCAGGACCAGGTGAAGGACCTGGCCCAGTGGTACATGGACGACCAGATCGCCCGGACGCAGGACCAGGCCGTGGCGGCGCGGACCTTCGCGGCCCAGACGGAGAAGGAGCTGCGGGCGGCCCATGGCCGCGACTATGGCCGCACCCTGGAGCTGGCGCGGGCCTTCGGCAGCCGTCAGCTCGGCGGCGAGGCCTGGGAGGCGCTGGTGCATGCCCGCATGCAGGACGGCACCTATCTCGGCGACCAGCCCGGCTTCATCAACCTGATCCTCGGCCCGGCGCTGGAGCAGGCCGACAGCCCGCCTTACGACCAGGGCACCGTCACCGGCGGCGTCGGCGACGCCGAGGCGAAGGCCGCCCACCGCGAGCTGGTGGCCAAGGCCAACAGCGGCGACCGCGCCGCCAAGGTGCGGCTCGCCGACCCCGACTACGAGCGCAGGATCGGCGCCGTCTACGAGCGCCAGGCCCGGGTGGCCGAGCGCGGCCCCCGCGGCGGCTGACTCGCGCCTCGTCGGGCACCCTTTCCCGCCGAGCACTCGGCGACCGGTCCGATCCACCGCGACGGACCACGCACCCGAACCGCAGGACGCTCCGACCACGGCACCGGCCCCGAGCACTCGGGCAACGGCCGCGGTCGGCCCACCGGCCGGCGGATCGCCCCTCCCACGACCTTCAAAGGACATCGCACATGGCGACGATCGCCCAGCAGACGATGTACCGTGACGAATACATTGCCGGCTTCGAAACCCGGCAGTCGATTCTTCGCGAGACCGTCACCACCGAGACCATGACGAAAGGTGGTTCCACCTATTTCCTCGTCACCAAGCCCAATCGCACCGCGGTGACGCGTGGCGCCAACGGCCTGATCCCCTCCGCCGTGGAAGACCTCACCCAGGTGCAGGTCACGCTGCAGGAGCGGCACGACAAGCCGCAGAAGACCAACTTCAACATCTTTGCCGGCCAATCGGACCAGCGGCGCATCATGCAGATGGAATCCATCGGCGTGATCAACCGCGACATCGACCTGACCATCCTCTCCACGCTCGCCGGCACCGCGGTGACGACGGGCGCGGCGGCGGCGATGTCGAAGACGCTGATCAACAAGGGCCTCAATGCCCTGTGGAAGGCGAAGATCCCGAACGACGGCCAGGTGTTCGGCCTGCTGACTCCGGCGGCGTGGCTCTATCTCTCCGACGTGGTCGGCTTCTCCTCCAAGGACTTCGTCGGCGACCAGCCGCTGGTCGTCGGCCCGGAGAAGCGCCGCTGGCTCAACGTCACCTGGATGATGAGCCCGGAACTGCCCGGGGTGGGCACGGCCTCGGCCTCCTGCTTCCTCTGGCACAAGTCGGCCGTCGGCCACGCCATCGACGCCAAGGGCATGCAGGTGTTCTCCGGCTACGACGAGGAGAACGACTATTCCTGGGCGCGCACCACCTATTACCACGGCGCCGCCCTGATCCAGGGCCCCGGCGCGGTGAAGATCGTGCACGACGACACCGGCCTGAACTGAGGGAGGACCGAGCATGGCCTATTCCGTTTCCGCCCCGCCCTCCCTGGTCTGGCACGACATCGGGAACCAGGGCCCGGCCCGCTGGACGCTCCGGGGCTCCGACGCCGTCACCGCCGTGCGCCTCAGCGGCTATGTCAGCAATGCCGTGGCTCTCGGCATGAAGAAGGGCGACCTCGTCGAGTACACCAAGACCGACGCCACCCCGATCGCGACGCAGCTGATGATCGTCTCGGCGATCAACGCCAACGGCTCGGCCGACCTTTCCGACGGCCTCGCCGTCACGGCGACCAACAGCGACTGACGCATGGCGGGCCCGCAGCCCGCCTCCGGCGAGCCGGCACGGTGCCGGCTCGCCCCCAAGGCGGCTTCGCGCCGCATCACCCGAAGGATCAGACGATGACCGAACGCTACGCCCTGCCGGGCGACGTGCAGCTGCGCGAGCACGCCTATGTCACGCGCGTCTATCTCGCCAGGACCGACGAGGGCGAGGACCTGGAGACCGTGCTGCAGCCCGGCTTCTGGGTGCAGTGCGCCAAGCCCTTCCGCATCCGCGACGTGCTCGAGATCATCGCCGACGACGGCTCCTTCGAATGGCACGGCCGCGTCGTCCGCAAGGGCGAGGGCGAGGTGCATTTCCGCGAGCTGTTCCGCTGGTGCCGCGATGCGGCTACCGAGGCCGAGCCGTCGCCGCAGGGCGAGTATCGGATCGCCTGGAACGGGCCGGCCCACAAGTTCCGCGTGCTCTCGCCCGGCGGCAGGGTGCTGAAGATCGGCCTGGCCGACAAGGCCGAGGCCCAGGACTGGCTGCGCCGCTATCTCGACGGCGAGATCCGGGACGCCGCCTGATGCCGGACCAGGTGCTCGTCATCAACGATGCGCTGGCGCTGATCGCCGAGCGCGAGATCACGGCCGCCGAGCTCTCCGGCGGCCTGACCGAGCCGGCACGCGTCATGGCGAGCGCCTGGCCGGCCGCGGTCGACACCTGCCTCAGCCTGGCGCCCTGGCGCTTCGCCTCCCGGCTGGCGAGCCTGACCTGTCTCGGCTCGCTGCCCGACGACGACCCGGCCGCCTATGCGGCGCCGGGCTTCTCGCGCGCCTATGCGATTCCCGCCGACCACCTGCGCACCAACTGGCTGCGCGACCGGCCGGACCCGTCCGCGCTGCCGATCGACTTCCTGCTGCAGGACGGGTTCTGGCACAGCAACAGCGAGATGCTGGTCGTCTCCTATGTCTCGCACCAGTACCGCCCGCCCGAGACCTGGCCGCCGCTTTTCGCCCGGCTCGTCGCCGCCCATCTCGCCAGGCAGCGCGGACCGCGTCTGCGTCCGGCGGCCGACAGCAACGAGCTGCGGCTCTCCTTCGATGTGGCGCTCGACCAGGCCCGCACCGCCGACGCGAGCGAGACACCCTTCGCCTGGCACGCTCCGGGCCGGCTGGTGCGCGCCCGCCAGGGCTTTTCCCGCGAGAACGGAGGACGCTGGTGAGCCGCGGCAACTTCCCCGTCTACAGCTTCAACGGCGGCCAGGTCTCGCCGCTGGCGCTCGGCCGCATCGACCTGCCGCGCCTTGCCGTCTGCGGCGAGACGGTGCGCAACTGGCTGCTTTCCACCCTCGGCTGGATGGGCCTGCGGCCGGGCACGGACTATCTCGGCACGACCCGGAACAACCTCGCCGCCCGGCTGATCCCGTTCGTCGGTACCGCGGCGCAGTGCTCGCTGCTCGAGCTCACCGACCGCACGATCCGCATCTGGAACGACGGCGCCCTGGTCATGCGCAGCGCGGTCGACACCACCATCGCCAACGGCAGCTTCGCCGGCCTGACCGGCTGGACCGCCGGCGCGGTTTCGGGCGGCTCGGTCACCGCCTCCGGCTCCGGCACCGCGCGCATCGCCGGCAACGGCATCTCGCGCTCGACCCTGACCCAGGCCATCACCGTGCCGCCCGCCTCCGCCGGCACCGAGCACGGCCTGACCATCGTCGTGCCCTATGGGCCGGTGCTCATGCGCATCGGCACCTCGGCCGGCGACGACGACCTGGTCACCGAGACCTCGCTCGGCACCGGCAGCCACAAGCTCGCCGTGACGCTCACGGGCACGGTGTACCTGCAGTTCGCCGCGCCGGACATCTACCGCCGCGAGGTCGGGCCGGTCTCGTTCGATGCCGTCGGCGTGGTGGAGCTGCCGGCGCCCTGGGCGGCGGCCGATATCCGGAAGGTGCGCCTGTCCCAGCAGGGCGACGTGCTGTTCGCCGCCTGCCGCGGCTACCCCCAGCAGCGCATCGAGAGCCGCGGCCGCCGCTCCTGGTCGGTGGCCGACTATCGCTCGATCAAGGGCCCGTTCCTGACGCAGCCGGCCAATCCGGCGACGATCCGGCCCTCGGGCAAGACCGGCGGCATCACGCTCACCGCCAGTCGCGCCCTGTTCAAGCCCGGCCATGTCGGCGCCATCTGGGAACTCATCCATACCGGCCAGGACGTGGCGGCGACCGTCTCCGGCGACGACCAGTGGACTGATCCGATCCGTGTCTCCGGGGCCCGCGGGGTCGCTGCGGATGACAATTCCAAAGGCAATGGGCAGCGCACCTTCAAGGTGCTGTTCAACAATGCCGGATTCGTCGGAACGATCCGCATCCAGCGCGCCTTCGGCAACCCGGAGGGCTGGTTCAACTATTCCATCGCCGGCAACGCCGTCACGACAGTCACCAACGGCGCCGAGATCACCGACACCAACGACAATGCCATCGTCTACTACCGCATCGGCGTCGCCGCCGGCGAATACACCAGCGGCTCGGCCACGGTGGAGCTGCAATATCCCAACGGCTCGACCGTCGGCGTGGTGCGCGTCACCGGCTACACCGACAATGCGCATGTCGGCGCCGAGGTCGTCTCGCCGCTCGGCGACACCGTGGCCACCTCGAACTGGCGCGAAGGCATCTGGTCCGCCTTCCGCGGCTTCCCGCGCGACGTCGCCTTCCAGGACGGCCGGCTCTGGTGGCTCGGCTCGAACTACCTCTACGGCTCGGTATCGGACGCCTTCGACAATTACGACGACGGCACGACGGGCGATGCCGCGCCGGTGATCCGCTCGATCGCAACCGGCCCGGCCGATGGCAATCTCTGGATCCTGCGCCTGTTCAACCTCGTGGTCGGCTCGGCCGTTGCGCTCAACGTGATCCGCTCCTCGGCCATCGACGAGCCGATCACCCCGACCGCCTTCTCGGCCCGCGAGTTCGAGCAGGTCGGCGGCGCCGAGGTCGCGCCGGTCGCGATCGGGCCACGCGGGGTCTATGTCGGGCGCAGCGGCGTCGACCTGTTCGAGATCGCCCTCGGCGATAACGGCGACTATGCCGCCCAGACCCTGATGCGCATGGTGCCCGACATCGCCGAGGCCGGCATCGCCAAGATCTTCGTGCAGCGCCGGCCGGACCAGCGCATCCATGCCGTGCTCGCCGACGGCACGATGCTGGTGGCCACCTATAACCGCGACGAGAAGGTGATCGCCTTCGCGCTCTATCAGACCGACGGGGCGATCGAGGATGGCGAGGCTCTGCCGGGCACGACGCAGGATGACGTGTATCTCTGCGTGCTGCGCACGCTGAACGGCACGCCGACGCGCTGCATCGAACGCCAGAGCTCCGAGAGCGACACCCGCGGCGGCGCCGTGAATCGCCTGGCCGACTGCGGCCGGCTCGTGGTCAACCCCAGCCCCGCCGCGACGATATCAGGCGCCGACGCCTTCAACGGCCGCGGCATCGTCGCCTGGGCCGACGGCAAGGGCTATCAGGACCTTGCCGTCGCCGGCGGCAGCTTCACCCTGCCGGTGGCCGCGACGACGGTCTGGTACGGCCTGCCCTACACGGCGACCTTCCTCTCCACCAAGCTCGCCTACGCCGCGGACGCCGGCACGGCCCTGCTGCAGAGGAAGCGGGTCGACCACCTCGGCCTGCTGCTCGGCAACACGGCGCGAGCCGGGCTGCGCTTCGGGCCCGCGCTCGACAGGCTCGACCCGCTGCCGCTGATGGTGCGGGGCCGGGAGGTCGACCCGGCCTCCGTCGAGGGCGAGATCGACGACGCCGCCGTGTCCTTCGACGGCAGCTGGTCGACCGACAGCCGCTTCGCCCTGGAGGCGCAGGCACCCTGGCCCTGTACCGTCAAGGCCGCGGTGATCGGCGTGGCAACACATGATTCCCGTTGAGCTCCGGCTCAGCCGGCAGACCGACATCTACCGGTTCGGGCCGGTGAAGGCGACGGCGCCGCTGCGCTTCTACGGGCTCACGGCCTGGGCCGGGCGGCGCTGCGTCGGCATGGGCGGCGTGGCGAAGACGCTCGACGACGGGCGCCACTGGGGATTCGTGCTGCGGGCGCCCGACTATCATGATGCGCTCGGCCGCGGGCTGCACCGCAAGGCACTGCGCTTCCTGGCGGGGTTGAAGCGGAACAGGGTGGCGGCGCTGTACGCCACAGTGAGCGAGGACGTGCCGCGCGCCGCCGAATGGATGGCGCGCCTCGGCTTCCAGCCGACGGACGAGATCGCGCCCGACGGCAAGCAGGTCCATGTGAAGAGGCTGTTCTGATGCACGCACTGGCAGGTTACGATGCACCCTATTCGCTGGCCGGCAGGGGCGCGGTGTTCGATCCCGGCATCTTCGCCGCCCTGAGCGTGGCGGGCAGCCTGGTCTCCGCCGGCGGCTCGATCCTCTCTGGCAACGCCCAGGCCGAGAACGCCAAGTTCCAGGCCCAGCAGCTCAACATGAAGGCGACAGAGGAGCGCGCCGCCGCCTCGCGCGAGGCCGCCGACCAGGCCAGGAAGCAGACGCTGGTGACCTCGCGCCAGCAGGCGCTCGCGGCGGCGGGCGGCGGCTCGGCCACCGACCCGAGCATCCTCGACCTGATGGGCGATACCGCGGCGCAGGGCTACGTCCAGCGCGGCACGACGGTCGGCCTCGGCGAGAACCGCGCCCGCGGCTACGAGGACGCCGCTGCCGTGCAGCGCCTGAACGCGCGCAACGCCAGGATGGCGGGCTTCATCGATGCGGGCTCCAGCCTGCTCTCGGCCCCGATGGCAGCCTACAAGGCCTATGGCTCGGCGATACCGTCCGCGTCCAAGTCGCCCTATGGGGAGGACGAATTGACCATGCGCGATGCCCGCAGGCGGAGGTCCCTCTGATGCCCCGCCTGCCCGACTCCACCGATCTCGGCCCGGCAGCACAGAGCTATCTCAGCGGGCGCCCGATCGCGCCCGGTCCGGCCGACGCTGTCGGGCCGGCCGTGCGCAAGCTCGGCACCGCCGTCACCGAGTTCGCCGGCGACCTGGCACAGCAGCGCCGGACCGAGCAGGCCCTCGACACGGCCACCGCCTGGGAGCAGTTCCAAAACGGCTGGCGGGAGCAGGCGCGTCAAGCGCAGGACGGAATGCAGCCGGGCGGAGGCGGCGCCACGGCCGACTTGCGCAACCGATATCGCGCTGCGGTCAACACCTTCGACCAGACCGTGCCCGCCCCCCTCAAGCCGCACTATCGCAGCGCCTACTATGCCCTGGACGGCGAATTGACGGGACAGCTCGGAGCAGCCGAGGCCATTGAGAGCCAGCGCCATGCCGGCGCGCTGGCCCGTCAACGCGCCGACAACGTCCTTGGGAGACTGGCGCAGACTCCCGACGACGCCGCCGCCTGGAGGAGAAGCTATGAGCAGGAGCGGACGCTGATCGCGAACGATCGCCGCCTGACGCCGATCCAGAAGGACGCTCTCCTCGCCGATCTGCCCGGCACATGGGCCTCGTCGCATCTCGGCGCGATCGCCGGCAACCGGACCCTCGTCGACGCGATCTTTGCTCCGCCCAGGCCGGCAGACCGGGTCTGGCAGAGGATGCTCGCGGCCGAGAACGCATCCCGCGACCCGGCAGCGCGGTCACGGGCCGGCGCGCTCGGCCTTGCCCAGGTCGAGCCGGCCACTGCCCGAGAGGTGGCACGGGACATGGGCCTGGCGGACGTCGCGGCCATGTCCGACGCGGAGCTGCACAGGTTCTTCGCCACGCCCGAAGGCACGCAGGTCAACCTGCGCATCGGCCGTGCCTATTTCGACAGGATGATGGACCGGTTCGGCGATGTCGATGCCGCGGTCGTCGCCTATAATGGCGGCCCCTCGCGGGCGGCGGCGTGGCTGAATGCCGGCAAGGATCCGCGCGTGCTGCCAGCCGAGACGCGCGCCTATCTGGACAAGGTGCGCGACGGGCAGACACCCGGCGCCGTCCCCCTGGTGAGCCAAGTCGTCACGGCGGTCGCCAACGACCTGCCTCCAGAGCCGGTGGCGGACCGAAGGGCCGAGACGGTGGTCACCGGCGCGGACGGCGCCGACATGGCGCCCGACGGAGCCAAGCCGCCGCTCGCCCGGCGGCTCGGGCAGACCGACGCCCCTGCCGCAGCGTCCGACGCCAACACGACAGCGAAGCGGTTCGTCGCACAGCAATGGCCCGACCTGCCGCCTCACGCCCAGCAGAGCCTTGCGGCAACGCTTGTCGCGGCCAACGACCGCAACAGCCAGGAGAAGCGCGCCTCGCTCGAGCAGACGATCCAGGATGCGACCGCGAGCATTCGGAGCGACGGCAGCTATGCCGGCCCGATGCCGAGCCGCGAGGATTTCCTCGGGGCCTTCGGCTCACAGGAGGGACAGCGCCGGTACGACGGCTTCGTCAGCGCCGTGGACACCGGCCGCGCCATCCATCGCTTCCGGACCCAGAGCGAGGCGGAGCTCAGAGCCCAGCTGGAGGCCGCGAAACCGCCGGCAGGCAAGAGCACCAGTCAAGCCCAGGCCCGCTACGAGACCCTCACTGCCGCAGCGACTGAGACGCTTTCGGCGCGGGCCGCCGACCCCGCCGGCTATGCCCGGCAAGTCTTCCCCTATGTGCGTCTGGCCTGGGAAGCGGCGCAACAATCGCCCGAGGCCTATACGGCGGCGCTCTGGGCCAGCGCTCTGGCCCAGGCCCAGCTCGGCATCGCGCCGGACAAGCAGAGGCTGCTGCCCCTCGACATGGCCCGCGCCGCCGCGACGCAGATCAAGGACGGCACGCTGCCGCCGGCGCAGCGGCTGGAGGCGATGGCACGGCTCGTCCAGGCCATGCCGGCCAAGGAGCAGCAGCAAGCGATCCTGCGCCAGCTCACCGAGGCCGGCATGCCGCGGATTGCGGGGCGCGCCCTCGACGCGCTCGGGCGAGGCGATCGCGACGGCGCGACGCTCCTGCTCGCCGCGGCGACGCTGGACCCGGGGCAGCTGCCGGCGATGACCGAATTTGTCTTCGCCGGAAGCAATACACTCAGTGGCGACAGATACACGGAACAACCAGTCTCGGATGGCGCCATCGATCAAGCCATCCAATCCCGGCTGTCGGTCTCCTGGGACATAGCAAGCACGCTGTACGGCCGAACCTACAACGACCCCGACGATCCGCGGAGGTACGATATCGCCCCCTATGCGTCCGATCGAGTGCTGCTACGGAATGCGACCAAGATTCTGCTTTCCCGCGGCGGGGTTGCTCTACTGAGCGCTACCGACAAAGCCATCCGATCGCTCTACGGCAGCTTGACTGCAATCAAATCCGATCACATCAATGCCGCCGTGCCAGAATCCACCGACCCGATGCGGCTCGTCGACGGCCTGGACATGGAGAAGGACATCCTGCTGAAACAAGCCGGCCGCCGCGGACTGGTACCGGAAGAGCTCCAGCGCCTGCGTGAGCGCGGCATTTGGCGCAACAACGGCGACGGGCTTTCCCTCTACGATCCCGACCACAGCCGGTTTGTCCCCGGGGAGGGCGGAACGCCCCTGATCGTCCCGCTCGAGACCGCCTACGCGCTGGCGGAGGGGGCTGTCTCCGACCCCGCGCGAGAGGGCGAGCCGGCACGTCCGATGACGAACCGGGACTATCGCGTGAAGGGAGCACAGAAAGACTACGAGAAGGCTTCGAAATAACGTCAGCAGGCCCCGACGACGGCACGGCCTCTCCGGCGCCTCCGCGAGATCCTCATCGACGTCCAGCACCGCCCCATCCGCGGGACCGGACTGTTCAAACATGATCGCCGATCAATCCGTCGAGCGCGCCGTCCCGTTGTCCGGCTGCAGCGAGCACACCCGCTTCGTCGACATCGACCCGCAAAGAACCTGTCGGCCCATCCCCGTAGACGACCTGACGGCGGGCCCGAAGGCAAGGGCCCGGGTTGAAGCCGATCCGGGCCAGCCAGTCGAGATCCACCGCGCCGACCACCGGGGCCACTGCCAATCGCGTGCCGGCGCAATCCTGCTGCACGAGGACCGGCACGCCACTGCGAGCCACGGCGGCCGATGAAGTGGGACCGCGTGACCGTGCGGTGCGGTTCCGGCGACTCGTGGATCGCTGACCTTCTTCTCTCACCTCCGCAAGCCGCCTCCGCAGCCTTTTCTTTGGGAGCCGCCATGGCTGGTCCATCCACGATCACACTGTTCCGCTCGGACGACGCGACGATCAACATCAGCATCCAAGCCAAGCAGGCTGCCCGGATCGCCGACGCCGACCTGACAGGCGTCCGGGTGCGCCTCAAGATGCGCGCCTATCCCGACACAGGCACGCCAGTGCTCGACATCACCACCACCACGCCGGCCAGCGCCTGCACCCTCGTCATCGTCACGAACGGGCTGTGCCGCCTTACCATCCCGCGCGCGTTCTGGGCCGAAGAGCCAGGCCGCCGCTTCTCGATCGAGTGCTTCCTCGAAACCCCGTCGACTGTCCAGCGCGTCGGCGAAGTCCTCATCGACGTGACGGAGTGACCATGCAAGAGGCCGAGATCACCTTCGTCCTGACCGGACCGGACCCGCTGCTGTTCCCGCTGTGGCGGGACTTGGAGTTTGGGGGGCATCGGGGTGTCAACGCGGCGCCCGGCCACGCTGCGACGGATTTGGCCACGGTCCAGCAAGTCCAAGACGTCGTCGCGGCTGCCGGCAACATGCCGCCACCGGTGCCGGGCGATACCGGACATGTGCTGAAAGTACCGACATCATTGGTGCCACGTTGGGACACAATCGGCTCCGCGGACATCGCTGATACTTCCAGCTTTTCTCGCGCCCTCGTGACTGCACCGGCCAAGCCTGAGGCTCGATCGCTGCTTGACATCTCCTTGGTCGACAACACCCGGGACAGCGACAAGCCGATCTCGACGGCGCAAGCGGCCGTTAACTCGGGCTTGAGCGAGCGCTTGAACAATCTCGAAGATGCCCGAACCGCAGGCCTCATCATCCTGGCGACCTATGCCGACCTGGCAGCGATCACGACGCTGCCGAACAATCAAGGCGCGCAAGTTCCAGAGAACGACCTCGGCACGCATGTTGATCCCGTGACTAGCGCGACTGTATCGAACGCCGGTAGCTATGCCTTCCATGCGGCAGCACCAATCGGCTGGAAGTGGCTCGGTCCGGTCTCAAGCCAAAGCACTGCGACGCTCTACGGCTCCGGCCCCTACGCGCACGAGATGACGGACGCCGGCAACAAAGTAGTGCTGGCGGCCGGGACGGACGGTCGCGTCTATGTGCCTGGTCCTGCTGGGCTACTGCCGCTGCCAGATCCCAGTCCGCTCGGCGCCGGCGGCTGGCCGAACGACCTAGAATCGATTGAACCTTACAACAGCGTGGTGACGGTCGCGTCGATCTATTCGCTGCCGGACGACTACGAGGACAAGGTCTTCCTCATTGTTGGTCTCGGACAATCACTGGAAGGCTCTGCGAATGACAACCCTGACGACGTCATTCTAACTCCCGATCCGATCGATCCGGGCTATGCGCTGGAACCAGCGGTCGGGAAAAAACCCGATGGTCAGGCGTTCGACGCATTCCGCGATGTCTACGAGTATCCAGGCACTGGCTATGACACGAACAAAGAGACGTGGGTCTCCTCGTGCCTCGGCGAGATTACCAGTCAGTGCCTGGCCCATATCGGCGTCAAGCCGCAGGTCGCGGCTTTCATCGCCTCCCGCGGCGGCCGCACCTGGGATCAGATCGGCCCTGGAAACTTTGTGCATTCGGTGTTTCGCAAGGGCTTGGCCAACTGCGTCGAAGCCGCCCGCAAGATCCGGAAGTCGATCGAGGTCATCGCCATCGACTACGGCCAGGGTGAGACCGATCGCAATGTCGGCATCCGTGGCGAGGTCTCTGTCGAGCATCGCCAGAACATGGCCCGGCGCGTCTTCGAGGACGTGCGCGCCATCACCGGCCAGAAGCGTGACCCAATCATTCTGCTACACCAGCCGGTCAATTCGGTCGGCACCGACGGCCTGATGCCGGGGCACATTCTGGCGCCGATCGAGTTAGACGCCGGACGTGACTTCTTCCTGATGCCGCCGATCTACGATCAGGAAACCTCATGGATCGAGGGCAGCGGCAACACTGGCGTCCATTTCGGGTCCCCGGGGTACAAGGGCTATGGACGAAAGAAAGGCCGGGCGATCTTCGAGGCTTATTTCGGCAAGGGCCGTCGGATCTCGACCCGCGTCATCTCGCATCGCTGGTACTCGCCGACACGGCTGGATCTCTATTTCCGCACGTTCACAGCGCCGCTGGTGGTCGATCTCACCGGCACGATCGAGAACGGTGGCGTCATCCCGCCAGCGTGGGGGCTCGCCGGCGTCCAATGCTTCGACGGCACCAACAGCCAGAAGGCCATCACCTCATTGATGCCCCGGCCTGACAATGATGTCGTGGGTGCGCCTGTCCGCATCCTCTCCGTCCAGTTTGCAGTTCGACCCGACGGCGACCTGCGCATCCATCTCGGGACGCGCAACGACGGCCTGGACGCGGCGACCGGCTCGAATTCCGGCCGGAGGACGGGCGCGCGCACCTGCATCCGCGACAGCAGCTCGCCGCCGCACTACGCCAACCTGCAGGTCGTGCGGGTCGGCATGGCACCGTTGGGGGCCTGAGC